GCAACTGTAATGTAGGTATAGTTGCCAGTAATGATTTCATCTTTTTCAAAACCATTGGTGAGAGAAGGGTCATATCCCGACGGGATTCGAATGCCCTTTAGAGTAAGAACATCATCGACATAAGAATCTACAATTGCGGTGACTCCAATTTCGGAACCGGTTACAGTTTCACCCTTATTGAACGAACCGGTTACACTACCAATAACCGTACTGAATTTCATCAGTTGTTTTTGGTCGAACACTTTTACCTTGGCTGGTCTACGCGATACTGTATCCCAAGTTCCCGACGATGGAACCAGCATATCTTCACGAGGATAATACACCTCAACGTTGTCGGAGAATAGAATCTTGAAGAACAATTCAACGGAATCGGTGGATCCACGAATTGTATAATACCGCATTAGGTTTTTATACAATTTGACCTTATCGGCAACAACGGTACGAGGAACCGAGAAGGCGATTTCCTTTTGAATTAAACTTAAATACTCGTAATCGGCACTGTCAATATCACGGACCTCATTGATTGAATCGATTTCGTAGCTCGGCATGCCACGTTCGTTCATGTGCTCGTAGTAATCTTTTAATAGCTCGATAAGAACGGCTGAATTTTGGCGCAGTTCATCGGGAAAAAGCGATTCAATACGAACCGTTTCCTTTGTCTTTTTACGAGTGCTCGCAATACTTTCAACCGTATGTTTCATGATGATTAACGGTGGCGAGCAGTTGTGGTATAGTTAATTGCGCCTGCGGTACCTGCAACCGCGATTGTATCAACTTCACCAGTGACGGAAGTTGCAGCCATTGAGACTTGCAATAGTTGATTTCTTTTTGGAGCAAGATCGTTCGAGTTTGGTGTTGCAGTAATACGGATCGAAGCTGATGAATCTGGAATAAAATTCTCAAGAATAACACGACCTTCCGAGAGATAGATTTTCCCTGCATCACGAATTCTGATCTTATTACCGGAAACAAGACGGTAGATAAAAACTGTACGGTCGCCGTACTCGGCTCTTTTGTTTGGATCCTTATTTGCAGTAGGCTCATCGGCAAAATAGTATTCGACACCATTTTGAAGGAACGATGTCGATTCAATGGTGGATTCAGCAGTAGTTGATTTATAGATCGGAGCCGAGAAATCCAATGTAAGAGAATTCAGCTTTCCTGTTACAGGAGTGATATCCTTGTACATATAGACACGAATCAGCGAGTTCAGAATTGAAGGATCCGACGAATCAATCTTATTGGATAGCTGTGAATATCTAAACACACCATCGAATTTGTCTAGATTGTTGTCGTTATATTCGCTAATAGTTTCACGGACCAATGACTGTAATTCAATTCTTGTGCGATCCGTAAGGTTTGGGTTGTATTTAAAGAATACTTCCAATTTCAAATAAGAGTATTCAGGATCCACAATCACAGGAGTAATCGAAACAACATTCTTACCTTTTAGGATCGTTGAAGTAATTTGACTCTTTTGAACTTCATTCAATACTGTTCCATCAGGACCATTCGGCTTAATTGAAATGTATACCTTACCGTAGTTCGGTGTTATAGAATCCTCACCACCCCAAACTGAAATCGAACTAATACCGCCAAACTCCTTAAGGATGATTGCACGGTAATCGTCGGCGGTTACCGCACGATTTTGAGCAACAAAGGTAATCGGGGCATTGAATTTAATCGACTCAATTGATTCTCTTTCGGAGCCACCATAGGTAAGCGGTGCAGCGGTGAGTAGAGTGGTTGAAACGTACTCCTTGGAGTAACCTTGGAAGGTACCATAGATTCCCACATTGTCGTATGCATTCACAACGGAACCATTATTTGCCGCAGGACCTCCGGTGTAAATGTATTCTACTTCAACAATCTGATTCGATTGCGGTCTATTGCCAAGAGTATCGTCTCCGAAATAGATTTCGTACTTACCACTTGCATTTTCTTGAATAAAGTAAATGAGAGATTCCGGACCAATGTTCAGAAGAGTACTGAATTTAGTATAGATGGTGTAATCGTTAGATGTTTCGTTGGCTTTTAAACGGACGCGGAGTGTTGTTGTATCAATATTTTGGTCCGGAATCTCAAATTTTTGTGAGGGTAACGAAGTATCTACGCGATACAACATTCTCTTTAGAGTACCTTCCTTCAGCGTAACTTCATCGAACACATATTTGTTTTCCGAGTTACGTGCAGCCGTAAGAGGTTCAAGATTTACGAAATTGTACTTTGTGGAATCGATGGTTGAGGTGAATCTGGTACCGCGATTCAGCTGAAGCTCGGCAGGAGCATTTAGTAGATTGGAAGGTGATACCACAACCCTAACTTTTGCGGTTGATGCAAGAGTGGAACGAGGAGTGTAACCTAAAAGTTTGGCGTGTGAGACAACATTGCCGCGAATCTGAGCCGTATCCAGAAACGTCTCATTCATTGAAAAGTGAGCCAGCATCGCATTGTAATGCGTGTTGTACGCCAGCACGTCCAAAAGTACCGACAGACCCGAACCCTCAAAGTTCCAGTCGTTGTATTTCGACTGAAGTTTAAAGTGCTCCTTGATGTTTGCTTTGATCTTATCAAAGTCTAATTCGGTTACATTAAATTGTGCCATATGAAAATGTTTTAGCGAAGACGTACTAAATAAACTGAAATGTTGACCTCGGTATCAATGGTGATAACGCGGAAGCCAATTGTAACATGATAACGATTGCGGTCGGAATCATCAAGAATCTGAACGGTAACCGAATCGACCCGAGGCTCATATTGAGCAATGACTCGTTTAATAGATTCACGAATGGAGACTGCTGTAAGGCGGTCGGCTGGTTCAAAGAGTAATGCTCGGAGATTGGATCCGAGTTTCGGTTGGAACGGACGCTCATTGTAATTGGTAAGAATCAGATTCTTTACCGACGCCTTTACCGCATCAATGTCAATTAATGGGTTAATGTCGCCAAGCTGTCCGTTTTCTCTTACAATAGGATACAGTTGCAGAGATAGGTCCAGATCAGTATATTGACGGTTCTTGGAGACAATAGCCGCTCTCCGCGCCAATACGGATTTATCAGACAGTGGATCTTGTAGCGTAATTGCCATGAGTTACCTATTTATAAGCATTTAGCCACAGTTAACGGTAGAGGTTGATGCGGCCACGTGACCACAAGAAGCCTTATCGCCACTTCTTGTGACACCCTTTCCTCCGATGAAAACCTTAGTCGATTTTTCTATCATCTTGGCACTGGAGTGTGCTCCTATACCATGAGACGCAATAGGATCCTGGTCGACCACAATGGCTTTTCCATTGGCAAATACAGTTGATTGAGTCGCCGTAACCTTGCCGCCAACAGTGCTTTGATCTAATAGTACGGCTGGCATATTACTTTGGATTGTAACTTGGGCTATTCTTTTTATAGTTGGCGTAGTCGATCAAAAGATTCTTGTTTTTGTCGAGAATACTTTCCGTAATGCTAAAATAGTTTGATGGATAATTTTTGAATACTGGATCCGTATCCAATTTCTTTTTATCGGCAATGTATGCTTCGTCGTTAGGGTTTATTAGATGCTGTTCATACACTCTACGCCAATCCGCAGCCCAGGTTAGTACATATGTTTTATCGTTGTAAATCTTAGAGGCGGCTTGATACGTATTTTTGACGGCAATTTCTTCAGACGTAAGTAAACCTGCAGCCTCCAATTGGTCCGAGCTCATTCCAAAATTTCTCATCTTATTTCCAAAAACATCAATGGGAGTTTTGCCGTTTACGCTTGCATCAAATTCTTTTTTTGCTTTTTTGTTATCTGCCATAATAGGAAGATATACCTGGCTGCGATACGGATCTGATACATTGCTCAAATAGTCTTTTAATACCTGAAATGAAAGACCCGCTCCGCTTATTGTGGTATCAGATGTCTTATCCACAACGGTCGGCTCTACGGAAGCGGCTATTGGTGGGCTTTCATTTGGGATGATTGCCGCCTTAGCTTCAATTGAAACTGCTCCAGTTTCGGGATTGATTTTAATGTTTGGTAGGTCTTGGCAATAGTCCAATGGAGTTTTGCTCAATAGATCGGTCGCCCTTGTGATATAACCTTCAAGATCCGGTACCTTTCCTTTCCAGCGATTTAATATAGCGGCAATTGTCGCTGGAGATGGATTGTCCTTTAAAGAAGCTAAATCGGCTTGAAACGAATAAAACTCTTCGATCTTTGGCTGAATTGCCAACAGTTTTTCATTTGCCGTATTGATTAAAGTTCCCAATGTGCCAAGCGCGCCTTTACCACTTGCAAGCTGATCCTTAATCTTGTTTTGAACAAGTGTTAAAGCATCAAGAGCGGGATTCTGTCCACACGGAAGATTGACAGAAACTATACTCGTCGGGATACTCGGAAACTGTGGTACCGAGGGAATCGACGGGATGGATATATTTTGTAATGTAGCCATTTTAGTTCAGATTGATTGTTGAACCGTTGATTGTTACGGTACCGGAAGCGGTGACTCCGATGGTTGATGAACCATTTACTGAAATGGCTCCGGATACCGTAGTATTTTGAGTTGAACCAAAGGTCTGAGTTACGGCGCCATCAATTGTCATATTGAGTGTTGAAAGAGATTCAATCTTCATATATTCATTCGACACTACAACTAAATGACCATTGGTAGTTACTTCAAGGTGTGAACCTGTGAACTCCCGTCTCTTACCCGAAACAATATGACTGTCGTCTCCGCCAACGAATAGATTTAAATTGCCACCCACCGTTTCCGTTTTATCCTTATCAATGAGGACAGTGGCATTTCCGCCAATACGTTCGATAGAATTAGAAGTAATATTTGATGCGTATTCCTGACCGATTTCAATCTGTTCCGATTTGCCAATTTTAGACTGACGCGAGCCTTTAATGTATTCGGTCTTGTTACCTTCAACCTCAAGATGGTAGTTACCCTTTATAAGATGTCTGAAGTCTCCATCAACCGTAAGATTTGCCGAACCTTTAATGTAGATGTTGTCGCTGCCTATAATGACGGTATAGTTATCACCCACAATTGTTGTGGTTTTATTGCCTATATAATCAATTTCATAATACGTGCCGGACTTGTGCATCTCAAATAGACGTTCGGATCCAGAGCTATCATCCATCTCCTTTACGTGCCCAGATTCACTGTGATACGAATGGTTCTTTGGATAGATTGGGTTCACAACGGTATCAACATCCCAATTGCTCCAGGTGTTTCGTTTGTAATATGAACTTGCTTCCGGAACGGCAACCGATGATAGTTTACCAGGAATTGCCGTCTCAATCTTTTCTTGTCGAAGCTGTTTACGCTTCACATAACTTTCTGTATTGAAAAAATCACTTCTGGATTCTTTGGGTAGATCAATGTCGCCCGGAGTAATTGGATACACATTCCTTGGATCAGAGAAACCCTTTAATGGATTTCCACCCATCGTCATTGACGGAACAGTACCCATTACAATAGGATCCTGTGCAGATTTACCATCGCGGAAGAAACCTATCACCCAGGATCCCTGAAGCACGCCAGTTGCCGATTGTCCAATACCGCCCATACCCGCGGAGGTAATAGGAGTCATTACTAATGCCCACGGAAGAGAATCGGTAGGAATCTCGCTTTTATCATCCGTATGGTAACCAAAGCAACGCACGCGAACTCTGCCCATTTGCATAGGATCGATGATATCCTCGACAACACCGGTAAACCAGGCAAACTCACCGCCAATATATTGATCAAGACTGTTCATATACGAATTGTTCTAAATGAAAATGGCAATGAATCCTTCTTCAGTTTAAGGTCCATTGTGTATTCTTCCGAGAATTTATGCGCAACCGCTGTTACTACATATTTACCAGAGAAGAATTTGTCCTGAACATCATCGCCTTTACTATTATCGTTCTGTACCGTTACTTCCGGGTCGATTGAAGGCGCGATACTTAGGTTGATTGCGACACCGGAATTGACTTTAAAATCACCGGCAAGAGATATGTCATGGATGATTGAATCAAGGTTTTCAATGTGTGCTTGAGCCTTATTAATTGATCCGTCCAGAGTCGGAGCATGGTAATTACCTTCGATACCATTAAAAGCATTGGAGTTGGTCGATACGAAATTGATTTTGGAATTAGGGTAGTCTGCCATAGTCTCTCCCGTATCCTCTGGCCAAAAGAACGGAGATAGAATTTCATTAGCATCAACCGAACTCATCTTCTTAAAATTTTTCTCATAGTTAAAAACACTACGAGTAAGAGTCTTTGTAGAAAGGTCCAAATAGTTTGTGGTAGAAGCATATGCTCCATTGGAACCTGCAATATACTTCGACATTCTAAAGTCGGAGCTCATTGTAAGAATTCTCTTTGCACGTTCCTTATAGTCGGCTTCTATACCGGCATCATTCTGTCTGTCGGACTGGAAGAACTTACCATCTTCATATTCTTTGTAGGATCCTCGTGATACCATATCGGTCTGAGAGTCCAAACGGATGTCTCCATTCAATGTCTGATAACAATAGAAAGGACTTCCTCTTTCATCATATGCTCTCCGTAATGCCCAAAAGATAGCATCCAATGGGTTCATATTCGGAACAATAAACTTAGCCGAAACCGTAGCTGCACTGGAGATAAACACCTTTTTAGGATCTACACCCAAATCGGTAATAAGCACGCCTTTTACAAAATCACCGATGTTTCCGGAATACGCACGAGAGATACGTTTCAACTTGGAAATAAAAGCAAACGGTGAGATTGCGGTAATGCTATAAACCTGCAAACGGTTATTCATCTTACCGAGTAGAGGATACTCACTCACAAAGAAATTTAAATCAATGACTTGCTCATCATACGAACCAAAGTCTTTGCGCGCAAGGACAACATTGATCTTTTCCTGACCGGTGAATTGGTATTCTTCAACAAGATTCACGGGATCCTTTACATTCATTGTAAGAACCAAGGATGATCTATAGATACTTTCTGTAATTGTAAAGTCTGTTACTAATGATCTAATATCAGCCTGGTCACCAGAATGGTTTGTGATGGTGACTTGCTGTAATGAATACGCCGTAGGCAATAACGCCTGCGACGAATTGATTGAAATGCCTGTGATATTAGCCATTTAACAGATTCTTGTATGCCTGCGCAAACTGATAAATTGCATTCGGACGAACTACTCTAATTTTAGATCTTT